ATACTGTTGTGTAATTCCAAATAACTAGATTACGTTCTGGATCAACTGCTGCTGATATAGAGTCAATATCGCCAATGTTAGCATTAGAGTAGAAGTATCTATCTACTTTCTCTGCACCAATACCAATGATGTTTTGACCATCACAAGAATAGAATCCATCATCTGATAAGAAGTATGTAATACCACCATATTGTGCAATAGAACCACCTTCTATACAGCCAATATTTCTTGAAATTGTGTCAAATTGGAAGAATAATGGTGAGCCAATATATGACATACGCACAATGGCTTTTTCTAAGAATACAATACCAAATTCACCACCTGTGATTCCGGTAATGTCACCACCGTCAGGAATATCTTGATAATCTGATTGTGATGCAGCACCTGCTGTCCAATCTGTAGGATCATTGATATCTGACCATTGCACTCTTGTAGGATATGTACCTGCACCTATATTAGCACCTACCACAAAGTCACGAACTACTGTAACATATTTAGAGATAGGAGCTGCAGCAGCTAAGTCTGCAAATAATGTAGATGAGTTTACATCATAATATTGTATCTTTTCAGAACCATTAGCAGCTAGTGCATAGTTACCAAATTGAACAAATTGCCATCTATTTGTACCTGTATAGCCACCTGATTTAGATACGTCATCTAGTGTTAAGTCTGAAGTATCTAGTTTATATAGCTTAGTAAGACCACCTGCAAATACAGATACGTCATTATCTACTTTTGTAGCAAATACGTTAGTTAAGTTTTCAGATGCGTCACCTGAATAGTTTACTGCTGACTTAAAAGGACCATATCCTACAGCTAAAGGAATAACATTATTAGCTTCTGATACTGCATCTAAAATAGATGGTTGGTCAGGTAACCAATCTTTAAAAGCTATGCGTTGTACTGGCATATTAAGCCTTCATAATAAATGCAAGTGCGTAGTATGGTGGCAAGTTTTGATTTGTGCCACTTGAACCTGTTGTGCTATTTGATACTGTAATTCCTGTTGTTGATGAGCTTGTTGCAAATGCTGAAGATGGCTCTGAATCATAAGCCACACCGTTATCAGTACCAACTTGTGTTCTTTCTGATTGACCATAGTTATGTGTATGACCAGGATCAGTTACTGTTGCAGTATGAGTATGGCTTACTACGATAGCGTCTTTAGTTCCACCTGTTTGTGTATCAGAACCTGTAACAGTTGTATATGCTGTTCCTGTAGTATCTTGGTATGCACCAATTACAAATTTGTTACGTAAGTCAGGAGTTCCGTTAGAACCGTTACATAAATACCAACCACTAGGAATAGTAGCAATTGTACCTGACCACATAATAATACCACCACTAGGGAATCCACTTGCCCATGTAGGAGTATTGCCTGAACCTGCTGATACTAATATTTGACCAGATGTTCCTGCTGAACCGTCTAGTTTAAATCCACCTGTAACGTCTAATGTACCAGATGCTACTAATGTGCCTGATGCAGTTAAAGCTCCTGCGACTGTAAATGGATCACCACTTGTTCCTGCTTGTTGATCTTTAAGTAAAGCCATAAGAGAACGTATAGCATTGTTTACGTTAGCTGGTGAACATCCTTCAGCAATATTGATATTGGTAATATCGGTATTATCTGCTGCGGTTGCACTAAATTCTGAAATTTTGGTTTTTGCCATCTTTTATCCTTGTCTTAACCATGTGTTAGTTCCTGGTGCGACTTCTGTCCATACATCTACACTAGGGATTGTATCTGTCCATACTTCACTTCCTGGGGTGACAGGAGTCCATCCTTCACCTTGTATTACTCCGTTTGCTGTAACTGTTGCTATAGGTGTGATAGATGCACTAGCACCTGTAACAATGCCACCTAAACAGTATACTGTAGCATTTCCTACTATCTGACCAGAACCACTTACTTCGTAACCTGCTAAACAAGATACAGTTGTTGTACCTGTAATACTTCCAGCGTCTGTTCTGATGCGTAGATAATTAAGTTCTACTGTACCATTAGCAGTAATACTTGCAGAACCTGCAATCTCAAACGAACCTAAAGCAGTTACAGTCGCATTACCTGTAATAGAACCTGCACCATCTCTTATGCGTAAGTAAACAGCACTTACATTAGCAGTTCCGTTTATAGAACCACTATCTAATCTTATTCTTGTTGCACTACCTGTAACAGTAGCGTCTGCTGTAATAGCAGCACTAAATGGTTTTATCGCATTAGCATTAGCTGTAACTGTAGCGTCTGCATTTACTTGTGCAGAGGCTAATACTATGCCACCAATCTTGCCTAGCGTACTAAACGAGGTTTCAGCAAATGCGGATATACCAAACATTATTCACCCCAGTTTTGTGCGTTTAATACCTCTATAAGACCTTCTACAGTAGTTGATGCTTTGATATCAGTTTCTAATCTATTCGCTTCTGTGACGATTTGTGTGCGTTTTAGAGCTATTTCTTCAGGAATATCTACATTACGTTCTGCTTTACGGATAATATACCAGTCTGTTTGTGCTAATAATGAACCTGCTGTATCTTTAACTTGTGTGATAAATTGACTTTTAAGTCCTTTAGTGACGACTTGTTCTGTAGTATCAACCATAGACTCTGTAGCTTTATCATACACTTGTTTGTAGAGTGGTGTGCCATCTTCTTTTACTTCTAGCTTATCTTCAAGAGCTTTAGGGTTATTAATATCACCATCCCAGTAGAATCTATCATCTGCACGAACAGGGTCAGCTATCCATGTAATGCCAATAGCTAGTTTTTCTTCTTCTGTAGATAGGTTAAGCCAGTTAGACGCATACTGTGTGCCATTAGCGTCTCTAAAGCCTACTCCTTCTGGTAAGTGTTTTCCGTTTAATAAAAACATAATTTTTCCTTTGTTATCTTGCTAGTGCGTTTTTAAATGGGTTTTCTGCAAATGCCATAAATATATATGTGCCACCTGAAGCATTCATATCAACATAAGTTCCTCGCCATTTAAACCCATTACTTAAAAAGTCCAATGCTCCTCCAGTAGGTGAGCCTAATGTAAATTCAGCAGATGAAGTATTTGGATTTAATCCTGGTCCAATTTGATTATATGTTGCTCTACTTGAGTCAATTACATACCAATCTCCTGTGCTATCTGTGCGTTTAACTATTACAAATTTAGGTCTAAATCCTGTATATACAAATGGACCGTCAACATTACCATTACCTGTGTAACTTCCGAAGCGACTGAAACCTGCAATCTCACTCCAGCAATAAGCTACATAAGTTTCACCACTACCATTTGAATACCCTGCAGGAGCACCTAAATAAAATGTGTTTGCTGTTGGTGTTGTGTAATAAAATACAGAATCAGAAGCAGCGGCAGCAGTTGTATTTAATCTTAATAAATTAGTTGCACCTGTAGACGCATGATATGTGTACCAAGGACCACCTGCTGTTCCAGCACTTCTACCTTTAAGAATAATCATTTTAGGTGCAACACCCAAACCATGCCCTACAGTTGCTCCATTTACTGCGTTTCCTGTATAAGTCACAATACTAAACCCAGCAGTTGTGTTTACAGATACAGTAGATGTAATAGAGCCTGAAGTGTTAGATGATGTTGAGCCTTGTCCAGCTTGCCAACTCCAACCTACAAAGTTATCATTAGCTTTGTTAGCCATATTTTCTGTGCCAACAGTATAGCCATTAGAATTAAATGCTGTTAATGTGCTAATAACACTAGACTCTGCATTAGTTAAATTAGAATAAAGAGTTCTTCCTGTACCTCTAACTGTGTCATATAAACCATTATCTTGACCAGCAGTTGTTCTATCTTTAATCCATACAAAGTCAGGTTTAAACCCAGTTGCTGTAACAACATTTTGGCTTACTCCATTACCTACATATAGCGTTGCATCCATATACTTATTACCCTGTAATATAGTAGGAGTAGGTAGGTTATATGTGTTTAGTGCTACATAGCCTGTAGGAGGTGTGTATGAGAATGGTCTTTGACCAAAGTTAAATGAACCGCCAGATGTTCCATTTCCGTAGCCAAATGAATAAGAACCTGATGGAATACTTGAGAAAGCAGTTCCTTGACTTACACCATTTTTATAATAAGTTAATGTTCCTGCGTCAGCATCAAAAGCAATACCTATAATATCATTAGTTGTATATGAAGCGCCATAAGCAGTACTTGTACCATTGTTATATTTATTACCATTACTTGAATAATAACCATAAGATGTTGATGTATTACCTGGAAATGATAAAGTTGAAATATTTTCTGTTGATGACAAAATTCCAAGCATATTATCTGATGCTGTAGAACAAGTAACTTCGCAATACCATTTACCACTTGACATTGAAATGGTACTTCTCGCACCAAAACCAGAAGATGATGCGTATGTAAGATTTGCGTTTGTTATCGTTCCTGTGCTTTTATCAACAGGGTTCAACACAGCATAATTAGCCACAGTCGCACTTGTATTAGTAGGGCTATCTTTCATAGCATCATAGGTTGTGCCTGATGTTACAGATATGTTATTAGTAGTCCAGTAGTTAGTGTTACCAGAGAAGTCTTTACCTAAACCTGCGTTAGAACCAGATGTAGTAGCTATGTCAGAGAATTTAAGGTAGAAACCATTAGTGCCGTATGTGCCTGTGTATGCTTTAGGTTTCCATACACCTGTGGTTGCGTCTGTTTCGCCAAAGTCTGAAGAAACTTTAGCTTGTCCGTCTACAAAGTATGTTTCTGCGTAATATCCATCTGAATAATATGTAGTTCCACCATTAGATAAAAATCTTCCAATATTGTGTGCAACATTGGAGTTAATATTTAAATTTGAATTTTGAGATGGATAAGTTGCTGTTGTAAATACAGTTATCTGTTGCCCATTTACATATATTTTAATCCGATTAGCTGCTGTAGCTTGAGTGGTATCAACACTAAATACAAAATGATACCAAGCTGACGGGTCTCTAAATACTTGACTGGTCGTAAGATTCATAATATTTACGCCACTAACATTAGATTCAAATACCAATTTATTTGAATCAAAATAAATTGCATCAGTATTTGATGAGTTAGAATTGGCATTTAGTAAACTTGTAACATTTACTAAACTTGATTTATGCCATACGCTATATGTAAATTTTTGTCTATTACCTGCACTTGCTGGTGTTCTATTGAAATAAGCAGATGCACTTGAACGTATTCTTACGCTATTATTTACATCATATCCACCAGCAGAGATGGCATTGCTATTGTTTAATATAGCCATATTAGCTTAAAGCTCCAGAGCAAGTGCAATAAGCATTAGTTCCGTTATCTAGGTATGAAATTAAATATGTACCTGCTGCACTTACTGTTGATAAGAATGTTGCACTTACTTTAGTTGTAGCTGCTGCACTTACAGCATAACCACTTGTGTTAATAAGTAATACATAGCCTGATTGACCAGCAGTATGGTTAGTAAATGTCAAAGTAAATGTACCTGTAGGTGTGCATACAAAGTTATTAGTGACTGATAAGTCAAAAGAACCATCATTGTCAGTAGTAATTGTACCACGTTGTGAAGCAGTCCATGTGGATGCTGTACCAGGTGCTGCATAATCTGAACCAGCAGAAGCTGCAGTAAGTCCAGTAGAACCATCACCTTTTTGAAGTGCTGTACTAGAAGTTAAGCCAATAACAGTATCACCTGACTGTAATTCTTGTATTGTTGTGCCATTTAGCACTAATGAATATCGTGTTGCCATAATTGTCCTTAACTGATTCCTACGTTAATTGTTGAACCACTTCTGTTTAATACAGGTAAATAACCATTAGCTAAAGCAACGTCAGCAGTTGTGGTATCTCTTTTTGTGACTACTAATGTAGTAGGTAAGTTACCTAAATAAATTGCTTTTTCAGCAGGATAAGTTACAAATACATCTTTTGTACCTGCACTAAAATCAACTGCACTTCCACTATTGCTAGACTCTAGTATAGTATCCCTAGATAAAGTCGTTCCTGAAGATGTGTATGTACCAATACCTACTTCCCATTCATTTGTATTAGCTAATTGAATAGTGTAGAAAGTAGTATTGCCATTACCAATTACAGAGAATGACTGAAAGCCTGTCGCAGCACCACCTAATGTAACAGTACCTGTGCCTGTAGTGGTAGTGGTTTCTCTTACCCTATCTTTTACGACTAGAGCCATGATTTATCCTTACGCTAATGTAACGCTTAAATTACCTGAAGCAATCTTAAAGATATCGCCAGAGTCAATTGCTTTTGCTGTATCTAATGCTGTATG